GGCTTGTACCAATCCCGACATTACCGCTGCTGTCGATGCGCATGCGTTCTGAGTTGTCTACTTGAAACTCAATAGTAGATGAGCCTACAGCATTACCTTTGTCTGAAGACAAAATCATACGACCATCTGTGTATACAATTTCTCCGTAGTTAGTTGTACCAGCGGTGTCCTCAAGCCTAATATCTACTTGAGAAGAAGCAATGTGCAGCTCTTTCTGAGGCGAACTCGTCCCAATCCCCAACCGCTCCGCACTCGCATCCCAGAAGAACTTGGCGTTGTTGCTGTCATCGTAGAAGCTGATGTCGCCGTCTGGGTTAATCCGTAGACGTTCTTGGTTGTTTGTCTTCAGTGACACATTACCAGCAGGGTTCGTGGCTGCTACACCAATCTCCACACCTCCATCATCAGAACTTAGGTTCAGGAAGCGCATATGGCCTTGGTTGTCGCTGTCAGCGTCAAGGAAGTCGATCAGACCTTTGACTGAGCCAGAGCCAGACAATAGTTGAACTTCACCGCCGCCCTCGTTCTGCGTAAGAACCACGCCAGAGTTACGGACGTCACCAGTTACCTGAATACCTGTGGAGGTGGTTTCAAACTTTTTTGCGTTGTTGTGAAAAAGCTGAACTTCTCCGTCTGACCTAAAATAACCCATAAATTCTGATCCAGAACTTCCCAGAATAGAAAGTGCTGTACCGTTTGTTTGGATATTAATGTCACCCGTACCAGCTTCAGAAATTACGCTATTAGCCCCATCATGGTAAATCTGTAGGTCAGACCCTGCGCCGAAGATGGCTTTGTCGTTGTCGCCTAGAGTGATGTTACCATCAACATTCATATTGCCATCAATGTCAGCCCCACTTGTACTGGACAAGAAGGCTGCTTTATTACCAATATAACCTGCCATTATGTCTGCTCCAATACACTCAAGATAACATCTGCAGAGGATGCTGTATCACTGGTAACAACCACTGTGTCTGTTGCTTCTAAGATAATCTTACCGTCTAGCACAGATAAACCTGATCCTGCTGGGATAGGTGCTCCTTTTACAACATATGCTCCTGCACATTGTACATCAATTTTAATTTGAGATGCTGTAGTATTTGCTACATTCAAACCAATAGTAACTGATGTTGTTGATGCTGGGGTTGTGTATACAGTTGTAGCTGAAGTACTTACACTTGTACTTGTGTAATTTTTAAATGTATTTGCCATGAGTTTATCCTAATGCGATTGCTAGTGCCAGTGCTGTACCTGCTTGGTCTACATCGAGGTTAGTCCTAGCTGCCGCTGCAGTAGAAGCACCTGTACCACCATCAGCTACAGCAAGATCGCCAGATGATGTAACTGTTGATAAGTCTACAGTTGGAGACGTAATAGTTGGTGTATTGATTGTTGGCGAAGTTAAGGTTTTGTTTGTAAGAGTTTCTGTACCAGCAATAGTAGTAAAGTCACCACCTGTTAATGCTGCATTAAACTCTGTTACTGTACCTGTAAGTGTACCTTCTGACAAATCTAGTGTTAGTGTGTTGTTAGCACTATCAACAGTTTTATTAGTTAGTGTATCTGTTGTTGCTTTACCAACAAGTGTATCAGTACTTGTAGGTAGTGTCAAGATACCAGTATTACTAATTGAAGAAATTACTGGTGTAGTAAGTGTCTTATTAGTAAGTGTCTGTGTTCCAGTAAGTGTAGCAACTGTAGAGTCAATGTCTACTGTTACAGTATTACCTGAACCTGTAGTTGTAAGACCTGTACCACCTGCAATAGTGAGTGTCTCACTGTCTAGGTCAATGCTTAGAGCACCACCTGAGTCAGCTTGGAAGTCTAAGTCTTGTGCTGTAACTTGTGAATCTACATATGCTTTGATAGCTTTAGCTGATGCTAGAGTATCATCAGAAGCACTTACAGATGTAAGATCAGTATCGACACTAGTTATACCAGCAGACGTACCAATTGTCAAGTTATCAATGTACGCAGTACCATCAATATATAAGTTTTGCCACTCAGAACCTACAGCACCTAAGCTGTATGTATCGTCTGCACTTGGGATCAAGTTTGAAGCAACGTCTGCGGTAACTGTTACTGTGTCTGTAGCTGCATTACCTAGTGTAGTGTTACCATTAACTGTAAGGTTGCCAGTGTTAGTTTGATTACCAGTTACACCTAGTGTACCGCCGACAGTAGCATTACCAGTTACACTCAGAGTAGATGATGCTGTAATTGTTGTAAAAGCGCCAGAGGAAGCTGTAGTAGCACCAATGGTAGTACCGTCAATAGTACCTGCATTGATGTCTGCAGTGTCAGCTACAAGGCTGTCAATGTTAGCTGTACCATCTAGGTATAGGTTACGCCACTCTTTTACAGCACTACCTAGATCATAAGCATCATCTGTATTAGGGATAAGGTTAGAGTCAACGTCAGCATTAACAGTAACACTATCTGTGTCTGCATCACCAATAGTAATATTACCACCAAGGTTGATGTTACCGTCTACAGTTAGATCACCAGCAAAGTATCCGTTTTTAAATTTAATAGAGCTAGTACCAAGGTCAATGTCATTGTTGGTTACAGGAACAATAACACCATCTTGGAATCGTAGTTGCTCTACAGTTGCACCAGATACATCCATGTAGACACCAATACGGTTATTAGTGTCGTCTACTTGGATTTTGTTCAGTGGTGTTACAACTCCTGGATCACCAATAAGTCCGATAACTGGACCTTCTGCTGCAGTACCATCGTGTGCGTGTCCTGCAGCATTATTAAAAGCAGCAAGAAGTTGATCAAACTCGTCATTAGAGTCTGCTGCCTGAATAATATCACCCTAGCTGCCGCTGTAAATTCTAACTGAAAACCTTTTAGAGAGTAAGGTGTAGACACTCCATTATCTACAACACGTAAGGCTACAGCAAAACCTGAACCTTCTACTGGTTGTCTTACAAGAGGGTTTGTTTGACCACCGTAAGTAACTGTGCCATAAGAACCAGTACCGTAAATAGCTACAACTTTAGTGGAATCAAAAGGGTATGCTGCTGGTCTAGGTGCATTAGGGTCTTCATAGTCGTACCTGAGGAACAGATCAGAGTTAATATTCCCCTCTGGGGAATAGTTAATGATTACACGTTGAAATGCTTTACGAATACCTGCATCACCTGCAACAATATCTGGGCTACGATAACGACCAATAATAGTTTGACCGTCGAATGTACTGCCTTGTTCTTGTCGGTATACGTACCCATCAAATCCACCATGTAAAATATAAGTTTCACCAGAGTAAATTATCGTATCAGTACAAGCTGGTTGAATACCTTTTAATTCACCAAATTCGTACCTGTCGCCTTTACGTACACAAATTACACCCTTTGTTTGTGCTCTTGTTAAATTACTAGTGTCGTTAAAAAATATTCTATATTGGGTTTTATCTGGTATAACTATAGACTCAAACTCTGAAACTCTTGATAACTTGTCAAACAACTCTTGCACAGGAAGACTTATTGTACCTAGCTCAACGTCTCCGATACGTTCTGTAGCAGCAACACTACGCAATCCATCAGGACCAAGGAAAAGAATGTCACCTGCAAATTCTTGTACGGTTGAACCGTTTTTACAACCAATCTCCCTAGTAACAGGTGTCATCACAAAATCTGCAACGGTGTTACCAGACAGTTTATAAATACGTTCTTCTGCAAAGATAAACAGTTCTTCACGAAAAACAATTAGTGCAGTAATTTTACTGTCTACTGCAATCGAACCAGCACCATTAGCTGCAGAAAAATCATCTAAGCTGTATGGAGCAGTAAAGACTAACTCTTGTGGATTTGATGACATTCCAGCAAAGAATGCATGGTTCTTAAATCCGATAACATACTTAGGGTCTGCAGGAGCATTAGTAGTATTAATGTCTGTTACTGTAGAACCATTGTAGTATGATGCTTGGTTTTCACCATCGGTATAGATAATGTATTCTGTACCACCGTTATTAAATCTGTGGAACGTATACTTTTTAGCATCTGTTCTACCAGAATCAATCTCATGCCAAAACTGTTCTACTGTTGTATCATCTGCATGAGAATCTGCTGTAGTAGAGTTAGCACCACGAGTACAACCTGTAAATGTGGTAGTTGTTGTACCAGTGTAAGTAATTTGTTCAGTACCAATAATTAGTGTACCAGTATCACTAAATCCAGAAGTACTGTCTACTGTAATAGTAGTATCCGTACTATTAAGAGAACCGTTTAAAGTGCTAGTAGCCTCAGTAGACCTATATACAGACTCACCTCTGGCAGCAATAACCTCTCCAGCATAATATGCTGTCATTAAAACAGCTTCAGTATCAACACTAGTGTACGGCACTGCATTATTGTTAAATTTAGTGTAGCCGTTGATACGCCTATAACCGCCTTTAGGGTCAGGTTCAAAGTTTTCTAATTCTACGGCTAAACCAGGTTCCATAGCAAAAGTAGATTGGTTAATAACCAAGCCACCTTGCAGAGGAAAGATAAAAGGATTTAGACCAGATTCGTCTGCCATAGTTTACCCTACAAAAGTTCCTAAAGGACTTCTTTGAATAACCGTTGAACGGATATAGTTGGTTCTGTTTGCTAGTAGGCTTTGCATACTTTTAATACCATCTTCAAACCTAGCAAAGTTCAACTGATATTGGCCACCTTCTCCACGGTATTGATAACCAAAGGCGGTAGCACCATCTACAATAACTTGTCTGTACTGCTCTGGAATAGTTGGTACATCATTAGCATTAACTAGTGTAGTGGTGTAAGTATAGTATTCATACTTCAAAGAATATGCTTTGTCTGGATAAGGGTACAACCCAAAGTTATTGTCAGGTGTTCTAAAGATGTGTGTGGGTACACCACCTGCATTTATGGTATCTTCTTGATCAATGTTATTATCTAAATAATCTTTGTAATCAAGAATCTTTAAGCTTTGACCATCAGTACCCAAAGACTCATCTTTTACAATACGAAAAGTATCGTAGTCCACATGCTTTGCTGTAGAAGGTTTTGTGTACCTAGTCGTACCAGCTACAAGTGTTTCTGTGTGAGTGTTGTGGTTATAGGGCCAACTATATTCTTTAGTGTTGATGTAGTTGATAGCATCATTGACTGCATTCTTACACTGGGTTTGAAAGCCACGAGCTGTAAGAAATGTACCAGAAGTTAGAGGCACTTCGTTAAAACGAGCCAGCACTTCGTTGGTAATTTCTAGGTAGTTGTATGCCATGTTTACATCCTACGAGGTTCTATTTGTGTCTTACGATGAGCAGCCTTAACTTCCTCGAAAGTTTTTACAACGTGACACTCTATGTGAGTATACCCGTTTTCTACTGCATACTTGTATCTGTTATTACCTATGAGACAACGATATCTTTGTGTAATCTCTTCTGGTACTTCTCTACGTTCAAACTGTCTTATGTCGGTTTGTTTAAAGTCTTTGTCTGTACAAACTAGTATGGGGTTAAGCATACCCTTAGACTCTAGAGACTTTTTTAACGTAGTATCAAAAGCTTTATCCTGCAGATTGTCATTGACAGAGTTGATATTATCTAGTGGTAAGATAATTGTTTTAAGATGTTTTTGGTAGCACTTTAAAACTTGTGTCAATTCTAGTAATCTCTATGTCGTATACGTCAAAATACTTCTTAAAAATATCTACCCACCATTCACCATCTCTTACAATCTTGTGGGCATTAGTGCCATCAGTAAGTATTGTGATAGCTGACTTAGTAGATATATTAAAAAAGCCACCCTTTTTAGCCAAAGACTTTAGGTGTTTCATTACAGACTCTAAGTATTCTTCTTCGACATGTTCCATCACATCACAGCATACTATGTAGTCTGCAGGGGCTGGCATCTTGTCTTTACCTCTAATACCTGGATCATATTCTGTCACAGTATAGTGAGGTTTATTCTTATCCATATAAACTTTAAACTTACCATTTGCACAACCATAGTCTAGGATAGTCTTGACACCTAACTTAGACATCTCTTGTTCGTATCTTGGTAGTTTATCTATGCTGTGTCCACCACCCCAAGCATTCTCTGTAGCTTTGTGTGTATCAACTAGTGTCTGTTTATATGTAGATGAAAGTAATGCCATGAGAGTAAGAGGGCTACCGAAGCAGCCCCCTCCTTTGTTTTATTATGCCAAGTTGTACTTAGCTGTAACCAACGCTTCTGGACGTAGGATTTTGCGACCGTATAGGTGCATACCACGAACGATGTCGGCAAATGAATCTGGGTCACGGTATGACTCAGTTTTGTTGATTTGCTCCGCAGTTGCGACAGCAGAATCGTGACCAGCTACGATAGCACCGTAGTTAGTGTTTTGGTTTGCAGTACCTGTTGTACCTGGACCTGTACCTACTGATGGTAGGTTGTTAGATACATACACACGGAAGCCGTTCCAGTTTGGAATTACTAGACCGTTGCGTAGAGCACCTGCGTCACCGAAGTCAGCATTCAAGAACTTGGAATCTTCGTCCATTAGGACTTCCATCATCACTGGATCAATTACAAGCCAACGACCTTGCTTGTCAACGTTCTGTTGGTCAAGTAGACGGCCCATACGAGCAACGATCATAGTTGGTGATACTGTTGCTGTTGGTAGAGCTGTTGCACCTGGCAAACGAGCTGCGACTGGGATTGAGTGGTTGCCAGCAGCAGATGTAGTAATGTTGCCAAAGTCACCTTTGTCTAGCTTGTTTGCTGCAAGCAATTCGTCTGAACCAGCAGATGCGTTTGCTTTAGTACCGTTCACAGTTGTGTTTACTGTGTCAGCATTACCGTGTAGTGCAGACTGCTTATAACCTGCTAGGTAGCCTAGAACTTCTTGGTCATGCTGGTCAGCCAAGCGGTATGCCGCACGGTTGGTCGCAAGGTCCATGAAGTTTACGTGGCTGTGCGCCTCTTCGATATCGTCCATTTTGAAGGCGAAGTAGTTTGCCTTATCGACGACTAGAGAGAAGTCTGCGTCTGTCAAATCTTGCGCAGCAATAGTTGTACCACGTGCGTAAGCTGAGACTGAAACTTCAGGTTCTTTGATGATTTTAACTGTATCGCCTTGGTTTGCGATCTCACCAAAATAATCAGAGTTAGTGATATCACCAACAACTGTTGACTTGCGGAATGCAAGCTGTACTTTTTTAGAGTAGATTACGGGCGAGAAGTTGCCGTTTGGCAGGTTGCCGTAACCTGATACTGTTGAAAATGCCATTGTCTTTTCTCCTAGAGTGTTTGGCTTTTAGATAAGATTATAAAAACTAAACAACAGGACAAAGAGGCTGAATGCTTTCTAGGGTGCGTTAGGCTGACAGTTGGCCGACCGTCAACCTTACGGGCCTGTACTTATTCAGGTGTTCTTGGTTGTGTTAAGTTTGAGGATTGTGAGTATAAGAGAGGTAGTCTCAATAGAGAGGCTCTTAGATACTCATAGTTATACACTTAGGTTTTGTATTGTCAACACCTATCGTGCATTACCAGTCATGTCGTAGATGAATTTGCCGTTGCGCATGGCTTTATTAATTTCATCCTGACGTTCTTCAAATTCTCTAGCAGACATTTTGGCTACATCAGACTCACGAATTTGTCCTGATGCATCCTCTGCGTCTACTTTAGCTTTTGAACCTTTGCTTACCAAAGATGCAGCAGCTTTTTTGTCTGCTTTCTTTGCAGTCTTTGTAAGACCTTTATCGACCTTATATAGATCAATAACTCTAATGACAGAAGCTGGGTCATCTGCATTCTCATAGATTGCATCTTGTACCCACTTAGGTTGTGCTTCTGCCCAATCATGGAACTCGTCAGACTCACGTAGTTTTACAAAGTCTGGGTGTGATTCAATGATAGTTGCTTCTGCTGATTTACGAGTAGCCTCATACTGAATCTTGTCCAGTTCAGCTAAACGTGTTTCAGCTTTTTGATACATCTCCTGAGCTTTCTTAGCAGCAATCGTTTCTACGATACCAGCTACGTCAGGATATTGTTTTGCCCATTCCTCGATGTCCTCATCGGACTTAGGCATGATAACTGACTCACCCTTCATACGGGCTTCCAGTGCATCAAACTTTTCTTTCCACTCTGACTCTTTTTGAGACATGTGACGACGAAGATCACCGTAACGTTTCTTAAAAGATTTCTCCTCACGACTTAGGTTAGAGTCATCTTCTTGTGTTTCAACTTCAGTGTTGGCTTCTTCTTGTTGGGTATCACCCTCGGCCTGTACTTCGGTTGCCTCAAGTCCTTCGCCATCGGATTCTTCTTCGATGGGTTCACCTCTAGCCTCCGCTTCTAGTCGAGCAATCTCTTTCTCTTCATCTTCTAGCCGCTTACGTTTACGGGCATAGTTTGATCCACGGTCTACAAAACCAGCTACTTTTGGTTTTTCTACTGCAGTTAATTCAGGCATATTATTTTCCTTATGTTGGGGCCAGCACTATTGCTGGGTAGCCTTATTGTTATATGGATGCCTAAGAATTACTTACCCTTAGACATTAACCCACCTCTTGCACGTCCACCTACTCTGGTGGTTTTAGCTACTTCTTTTACTTTATCTGGGTCGTAAGTTACAACAGTTCTTTCTTTACCTGTAGAGTCTGTAATTTTAGCCGTACCAGTTGCTGCTGTTTTAAAGTCTTCAAATGGATTACGATCATCAGTTGAAGAGTGGCGTCCGCCAGTATCAATACCTGCAGCTTCAGCTTGTTGCCTACTCATAGCTTGAACTCTCTCACGTTCTGCTTGATCTTGCTTCAAGTCTTTTACTGTGTACTGACGTTCTCTTGAGAAGCCTTTTTTATTTTTATAATCTTCTGCAGATTCAAAGTCACCAAACTGTTTTACATAAGCATCAGCTTTTTTACGCCCTGTAGCAACGAGATCATCTAGCATACCTACAATACCTGAAGAGCTTTTAATACGTTTTTCTGCCATACCGTTCAAGTCTTTGGCGAGATCAGTGTCCCCACGTGCATCTGCAATAATAGCTGCAGCTCGTAGGTCTGAAATATCTTTAAGCGCATCTCCCGCTGTAACTCCACCTGCGAGTAGTGCTGCAGGTCCACCAGCTAAGATGCCAGCACCTTTAACAAACTTTTCACCCTTCATAGGTTCTGAAAGACCTTTACCCCACTCTCTAACAGAGTCTGGGTCCATAAAGTCTAATTCTTTACCCCAGTCAGTAAAAGCTGGTTTACCATCACCAGTGGGTGTAGGAGTTGAAGGGCCATCATCATCATTATCTGTAGGTTGTACTTCCGCTGGTTTAGGCACACATGAGTTTGTTTCTGGGTCAAACATCATACCAATAGAGTTACAGTATTCTGTAGAAGGTGTGGGTGTTGTTGGTGTTGGTTGTGGTAAAGCACCGTCTTCAGCATAAGTATAACTTGCACCAGGGACTGAGTAAAGTGGATTTACTACAGTTGGAGAAGTAATATAGTTATACTGTTGAGCCTCTGTCATACCCTCAAAGTTTGGATTTGGTAGACCACCTATAGCCATAGCTTGTCGTGCTTCTTGCGGTGGGTTAGCTTGATCCATTTGTTGTGGAGGCATCTGTGGTTCAGTACGATTGATCTGAATACCACGAGCAGATAGCTGTTCCATAATCTCTGGATTCTGTCTAGCTGCTGCCATTACTTTATTGATAACCATATCAATTTGAGTAGGGTCAGAGTATAGTGATTGGGTCATACCACCTTCAGCAAAACCTACAACCATACCACCTTGGTTTAGTCTTTGGTTTACCATAGGGTCATTCTTGGCAGCATACTCTAGCATTAGCTGCACCTGTAGTAAGCATTTGGTCTAAAGCAGCTAAATCTTCTTCTGTAACCCCTTGGTCCATAACAGGCTCACCACCTATTCTACCATCAGCTTCCATCTCAGTCAAGCCTGATTTTGCTTGATTACGTAAATCTTCAAAGAATTTTACACCGTAGTATCTTACGACATCAGCAGGAACTACGTACTCACCCTCAGATAGTTGTGCAGGAATGTCGTCCCGTACTTCTTTTGCAAGAGAGCCAGATGGAACTTCGTTGCCAGACACAGGGTCCATGTTCATACCATCATCTTTTAGACCACCCCGGGCAAATAATTCCATTTGTCTGTTCATGTCACCTACTGCGCCTCCTTCGGCAAATCCAAATTTCTTTCTTAGTTTCTCAACAAAACTTTGTTTAGGGTCAGGTTCTGGGTCTAACTTAGTTTCAGGCTCACCTTTTAAACCGAATATTTTACCCTCGGCAAAAATATCTTCACCTGCTTTTGCTCTTCTAAGCTCAGGATCGCCCCATTGTTCTTCTGGTACTACGTCTTCTGTACTAAAAACATTCTCAGGAGTTCTTTCTGAAGCAGACATATCCATACGTGCTTGAACATTTCTAGCCTCTGCCTCACCCCTTTTTGCACGATATATAACTTTATTTGTAGGGTAGTCGTCAACTTTAAGTGGCGTAATAAAAGGTTCATCTGGTTTAAGTGGTAGTTTAACTCCAGAAACTTCTTCTAAAAAATATTCGGGGGAGCCGTTTAGAAAATTATCTACAACTTTTTCAGGGGCAACTTTAAACACCTTTTTAAAAAGTTTTTGATCTTTATTTTCAATAGCTATATCAGCTATCCTAGCAAAATTTGTTTGAAGTTGCTTGAGGTAATTATCAGCAAGCGTGTTAGAATCTGCTAAAGTAGTACTTTTTTTAATCTCATCTAAGTAACTAACACCACTATTGATAACTGGAATACTACCAATATTAACATCTTGAGGTACGTAAGAAAAACCATATGGCGCTTGACCTGCAGCTAATTTTTCAGCAGCTAACATTTGGCTAGAGTACTGCGAAAAAACTTTATCTCCACTAGCTATGTCTTTTGCACGTAATAGTTTACTTAATTCTTCAGCACTTCCAACAGTGTTATATAAAGACTTAAGTTTTTCAAAAGAGATGGCATCACTATTCTTAGAAACACTTGTGCTGCTTTGCGCCATTTTTCTTAGCTCAAACTCTTTCATTAGTTCAGCTAAGTTTTTTCCACCCTGAGAAATAAAATCTGTTTTAATATCTACAGCAGAATCAAAGTATTTATCTAGTTCTTTTTCGTAGTCAGCTTCGAGGTTTTTAATTGTTGGACTATTTCTAGCAGCACTTTTTAATTCAACTACATCTAAATTAAATGTTCCCGTGCCAGTTTCAAAACCTTCTATTCTTTGAACTGCATGTTGAATCTCATGCAAAAGAGTTGAACGAGTTGCATCTGCATCTTTCGCAACTTCAGGGCTAAGAGCTACTAAACCTTTCCTTGGGTCATAGTAACCTAAAGTATCTGCATCCATAGTTTCGTCAACAACCACTGGCATATCAGCTAGTTCAGGATACTTTTCAAGCAACTCTCTGTGAGAAAATACATCACTAAGAGTTGAGTACATTTTTTCTTGGCTGTCAGGATATGATGGATCGTAGGGACTCATAAACCCATCATCTTCATAGTCGTGGCCAGAGAACATGTCATCTAGTTCATCTCTAGTATGAACAGTTGCAAAATCTGGGGTAGCCTTAGATGCGCTATCATCAATCTCAAAACGCATTAGGTTATCACGACCACGAAACCACTGGCCTAAACCAATCTCTTGCAGTGTTTTTTGGTAAGGAGCTGGATTACGTTCTATCTCATCCATCATACGAACCATACTACCTGATGGATCGTTTTCAAAGTCTATGTCTAAATCCATCTGAGTTTGAAAGTCAGCCTCATTTTCAAAGGAACTTTCAATACCACCGTAGTCACGCATATTGGGCGGATTAGATGCCTTAGCCCCACCAAAAATATCTAGTTCAGGATTTGGCTTAGGGCCACCTAACAATGCATCTGTCTGATCTGCAACTTTATCTAATCCAGCTTTTCTAGCACCAGCTTTAATAGCTTCTACTGCTGCATCACCTAACCCTGGAATAAGACCGATAGCTTCTACGCCAGCCATCATACCCACTTTATAGTAGTCTGGGTTTTCTTTTTGTAGTTCAGTCTTAATGTCGTTGAGGCCAAAGATTGTACCAGCTGGTGTAAACTCTACACCAATCTCTGCACCTTTAACACTCAGTGGTTTTTCTGTACGATCTCCGTACACGTTGCGAAACGCTGCAGGTATCTCATCTTCACTAAGTGCTCTACGCCAGTCAGCCATTTACTTTATCCCGCAGTAGTTTCAGAGAACGAAGAGCACGAACTTCACCTTGAAGTCTGTAAATCTCTTCCATCTCATTACGTTGTTCTAGTTGTCTGTGAGTAAATGTTATCCGAGACTCTAACTCTTCTAACAGTGCATCCCAAGAATCTTTATTGTTTACGATAAGCTTTAGGCTCATGCAGCACCCGTATTAGCTGAGAAGCCCTGTTCTCCTGGCTGAGGGGCTGTACCGATTCCGATGTTGCCACCCCCACCTCCAGCGGTATCCTGCACTCCTGGGGCTGCTCCTTGGCCCTGTGGAGCTACTGGCTGTCCATCAGGTCCAACTTGTGGTGCTGGTGGTTGTGGGTTAGCTTCTTGGAACTTCTTTAGAATCTCTGCTTGTACTGCAGCATCAGACATAGAGTTTACTAGTTTGTCTGGATCAAGGTCCATAGACTTAGCAATCTCACGAATGATGTAGTCCATCTTAGCAAACGTTTTACATCCAGATCACCTTTGATTTCTGGATCGTAGTCAAACTGCATGTTAAAATGAAAGAATGCTTTAGCGATCGGGCCTAGTAAGTAGTCGTCTACGTTTTTAATTACATTACGGATAGAGCCGTTGGCAGCAGACATGAGCATAGAAATACCAGAGGCAGTACGACCAACTCCCTGTACGCCTGTCTGACCATGTGCGAAGGAAGGGAAGCCAGTTGATTCATCTGCTAGTACCCGTGCTTTGTCGAACATCTGCATGTTCTCGTTTGATACGTTAGGAAACTTAGTGCCGAAGATAGCCTGACCAGGAGCACCACCTTGGCGGCGGAATACTTTACCAGGATATACTGACAAGTCCTGTCCAGGAACTAGGTTAGTTTCATCAACTTCGATCAACATGTTTCCTGACAGTGCAGCGTTGTCTACTGCCATACGCATGAAACCATTCATCAATGTTTGAGTGTCGTCCATGTTTTCTGCTAGACCAACACCGAACATATTGTATGGGTTTACTTCATAAGGAACTGCATAGTAAGGAATGATAGATGGTGTAAATGGGTTCATTACAAGGCGTAGCACTTGACCGTTACACACCCAGATGTTTACAGATACTTGATCCATATCTTTTAAATCATCTGGAATGTCTACGTCATGTCCTTCTAGGACTTCAGTATCTACGTTACCCCAGAACTCAAGTACTTCAAATCTTTCAGAACGTGTGTCCTGAGAGTCATCTTCCATTACTTGTTCCCACCACTCTTTAGTGTAGGACTCACCCATAGTAACAGCTAGATCAATAGCATTAGCACGGAAGAATGGGCGGTTCTTAAGAGCACGCAGTTGTGAACGTGACATCTTGTGACGTTCTACGACATACTCTGCCTCATCCATGTTTGCTGCATCTGGATCAGGGTAGAAGTTCCAAAGAGATACTGACGAAGTTTGTGGTACAGTTTTGTATGTAGGTGCATACTCACCGTCTTCATTCCAGTTTGGATACTCTTTGTCTACAGCAAATGGGCCTTTCATAACCCCTGTACCGAACAATGCACATTCAAATGCGGCAACACGTAGCTGCTTGTTTGCACCTGACTCTTCTAGCTGATCATGGATTTTCTTTTCCATTTTCTTAGCTGAAATCATTGCAGGGTGAATAGTAATCTCTGTAGGAGTTTTACCTTCACCTTCTTGCAGCTTATCCATTACTGGAGAAAGCTTACTTTCCATACCTGCAAGACGTTCACGCAAGTCCACGATAGTTTCACCTGGACGCAGCTTAGTCTCTTCTGGACCAAACTGAGCCTTAGCTTCGATCATGTTATCGTTAGACTCGAAGTACACTGACTCCGCTACACCCTCTGGTAGAGTTGTAGGGTCAATAGTAATTGGGAACTTGTTATTGCCAAACAGTACATCTACGATTTGGCCGTATGCTGCTAGTACTTTAGTCTTTGTAACTTTAACAAACACACGGGACTTTTCTGTAGAAGTAAATGCTACATCTGGTCCGTACAACCCACGGTAGTTACGGTAAGCTTTTACCCAACGTTGCTCTTCTGTCTCACGTGCGGTAGATGCTTTACTGTAACGTTCCTGAACTAGTCCGACTACAGTACCAGCATGGGGGTCTGAATATGTCTCTTCGTCCATATCTTCAATAGCTTGAGACTCAACAGAGTCCATTGCCATTTCGTTTTCAAAGATGTCATCTTCTTCCATATTCGTTCCTTAATATCCGAAAGTAGGATCGCTTACTTGAAATCCTGAGCCTTGCGCTGGGTTGTAGTCAAATAAGTTACTTCTTGGTCTAGTCATAATGCCGTAACGTAAGGCATCGTACAAGTGATCTTCTGCGTTTGTATCTACATCTTCTGGGTTGTTCTTATCCAGTGGGATAGATGGTAACTGTGAGATCAAGTTTGTGCAGCTACTAAAGATTACCATTCGAGGGTTTTCGGTAAACTCGTCAACTTGCAACCTTCTGTGCATTTCGTTTTTACCTGCGACACGAGAACCTTTTGATCTATCTGCAGGACGCCAACGGCAACCTTTAACAATCATTTGTTCAGCAAGACTAGGGCCAGTATCACCACGTTTGTGCCACAAAGAGGAGTCGAGTACTCCGTAACGTATCTTCTCGTCTGCTTCTTCTTCTAAGATTATATCAGCTAAGTCTGTTGCAAGAACTTTGCTGACGTACATCTCACGGTACACAATCAGTTGCTCGTCAGGTGCTACTGCAATCCATACGACACCAGTGTAAGAACCGTAACCGTAGTCACATGCACGGAACCTTGGCCAACTGTGTGGAATCTCAAAAGGTTCTACCACATGAAGCTTACGGCTAAACTCAGGGAAGGCTGCACCTTCGTTAATATCCCAGTCGCCTTCGAGAAGCTGTCTACGCTGATGCTCTGGGAGAGACAAAAGGTTAGCTTCGTACATCCCATCATCAGATAGGAAGGGGTTGTCAAACAGAGTTGCAGGAATAAACTTCCTTTTGAAAAGAGGTTCACCCTCTCTGCTGTGACCCTTTGGCCATGTAATTGTTTCACCGCTATCTGGGTCTGTAGCCCAAAAAGGTTTGTTCGGTATCTGCGGGTCAATAAAAGTTTTCTTAACCCAAGCATGTCCTGGACCACCAGGGTTAGTAGTTGCCCTCATGTACAAGGGTAGCCCACTAGCTTTGGTTGAACGAAGACGTGACCTCATATAGTTCCAAGGATAGGGTGTAGGCCATTGCGTTAATTCGTCAAAACCAATCCAGTTAAATGCCTGACCTTGATATCTCATAACGTCATCGTCACGGTCAAGGTACGACATCCAGAGTGTAGCTCCACTAGGGGCTACCCAAGTTTTATCTCGTTCCATAAACTTAATCCCAGGAATGGCTCTGGGATATAGCTGCTTGGATACTGAGATAAGTTCTCTTAGCTCTTCGGTTGATCTACGAACAAGAAGCATTCTTGCTTGTGGATTACCTAAGTATCTAACTGGATCGGCAACCATTGCATATGATTTACCGCCCCCCGCTGCACCACCATAAAGAACTTCTTGTTCTGTTGCAGCAAGGAAATCTGTTTGTGGACCAGCATTAGGCTCAAAGATAATCTCACGTTGAGCCTGTTCTACATCAATCGGAGCTGGCTTCGGAGTCGCTGGAGTCGTCGTCTCTAATGCCTTGCTTTCTACCGAGCCTTTGGTCTTCGAGCTTTTTCGCCTTTTCGGCTGCTTCCTTGTATTTTTCGGCCCAGAAATGGTAGACTGAAGCTGCGTTCTTACGTTTTTGCTCAAGCTTTACCCTCTTGTATAAACCTACATGTGAGATTGATCTACCAGAGGCTTGAGTCAACCAAGCTGCTACTTCTCTATAACTATACTTCTTGAGATGCTCTTTTGCTTCTTCAAACAGTTCTAGTTCTTCTGGTATTGGTAGCAGTATATCATCATCATTAGGGTCTTGTCTATACCCAAATGGGACAATTCTACCAATTCTTACTACGGGAACAAACTCGTAGGTTTTCTTTTTCTTTATAGGTTTAGGTAACTTCCAAGTTTTAGTCTTCATCTGTCTTTGGAGGCAGGATGAACAAAGGGTTCTCAGCTTTCACTTCGACTTTTTCTGTTTTTACAAAGCCAGCTCATTGCCCAAGTCGGTGGGGGATCGCATTACTTGCATCATAGACCAAACAGCTTGTGGTCCGTTAGTTGCAATGAAGTCACGGGTACGTTCGGCAATCTGCTCTTTGAGAGGTGCCATAACTCTACTTGTAGATTCACCTTGGGCATACCCTGCGATCTTAAGTGCTTTCACAGGGTTGCCTTCGGCTTCTCCAAACAGAGCTTCAAGAAATGCTTCTTGTTTTTCAGTTAGCTGTTTCGTCATAAATTCGTTGCCTTATCTCTGAACGACTAATACCCAAGTCTCTCAGTTCACGGTCAGACATATGAGTTAGGATGTAATAGTCTGCACGTTTTTGTTGCATGTCTTGAATTGCTTTAAATAGTTTTTTAAACATTTTGATCTCCGTTAGTGGCACTATTGCCTACGGAGAGTAGTTTTACACATATAGTTATAACATACTATTGCTAATATTGCAACCCCGTTATCCCACAGGGACAAAGGTTTCTGTTACAGTCTCCAGCAGATAATACTAAGTCAATAGTATCAAATTCGTGATAACTACCGCCAGCTAGACTTTTGTCGTGTAAAAAGTGTGAGGTGTAGTTATCTGCAGCTACATACCACTGGATAGTAACATCATTATTGCTACCACCACCATTGGCGACAAGAATGTAACTCACCTCTGCCACACAGTTTGGAGGACATACGTAGACATCCTCCACTGTTGTACCAGTGTTATGGCCCCAGACAGAACGTCTACGTGCTGGTTTGCCTTGGTTGTTTAACATTATCTATTACCTGCAGAAGTCCGAGCCTTCAGACCTTTTTTCTCCATATCTTTACGATAAGCTACAATACCACCTTTGTTTGTCTTACGCCATGTGTCGTAGTAAGGACCAAACTTATTAGATTCTTTCTTAGGTTTTGGCTTTGGCTTATTGTTTACACCAGCACCTGCGGCAAGAGCTTTGACAGAGGTAGTGTCTCCACCTTTTTGTTCTCTAGCAACTTTATTTCTTTCGTTAGCTGCTTTTACTTCTGCTTTTTCTGCAGCAGTCATTTGATCTACGTTAGGTTTCTTAGAGTCAGGACGTAGCTTTGGTTTTGGTGAGCTAGGCTTCTTTAGGTCTTCAGCATAAACAGCAAGCATTACTTTACCGTTCTTATCTGTGTAGTACAAAGAGCCAGCTTTCTTAGCTGCTGCAATGCTTTTATACTTACCAGCATTCTTTTTAGCTTTAGCTGCAGTGGTACTCTTGTTCTTCAACCACTGGTTTGCATATTCACGAAGGGACATCTTAGCCATTACTTTTTACCTTTCTGAGTAGGTTTCATTGATGCGCCACAGTTTACGTAGCCACCTTTGTTATAACCAGTTTTCTTTTTAGCCATACCGCCGCCATACATTCCAGCTTTCTTCAGGCACTTACCTGCTGCTGTACACTTGGCTGGTGTTGGACACCCTGCACATGGTTTAAATTTCATAGCCATTCCACCTTCTGCTGCTCTAAATTTTCTTACCTTATCGGCAATCTTTTTTGGTTGTTTTACAAACTGCTTACCTTCAGCAGTTCCCTCACGCTTTGCTTTCGTAGTGGCAGCATATTCTGCCGACGACAAAGATTTAATAGCTTTTTCTGGTAAATATCTTTCACCAGTATCAGCAGACTTCTTGCCAGACTTGGTGCGCCACTTTTGCTTTGTCCACTTTTTAAGAGACTTCTGAGGAGCCTTCATTTCTTATAACCCCCACCTTTAGCTTTATACTGCTTTGCCAACATTTGAGCTTTACGTGCAGACCACTGCCCAGGTTTACCACCTTTACTACCCGCTTTGATTTTTTCAAAAAGGTTTTTACGCATAGTAGGCTTAGTGTAATTACCTGCAGCGTTTACTGTGGATTTCTTTTTAGGTTTAGCAGCCATTATACACTGTCTCCTTTAATCTTGTGGCAGTGTGGTATAGCCATTACACCTTGAGCAAGTAGAGTGTTAGCAAACTCTTCTGCTTCTTTCAGGCAAGCTTGTTCACTATAGAAAGGTTCTGACTTAGCTATGACTTGGCAAGATAGAGCCGAAGCATCGTAGCAAAGTAGCATAATACCTACCCACATTACCACTTCACCTTGTCTGCCCAGTAAGCTGCAGACATCTTACCTTTAGCAATATTCTTTGAATGACGGGCTTTGAAAGATGCTCTTTTCTTTTTCATCTTATCAGATTCACCAGCTTTAGGTTTACCTGCAGTCATAGTCTTAATCTTGTCGCCTTCTTTAGCTACGACAATATGAGACTTCTTGGGGTGGTCAGGTGTACGTTTAGGTTTGTTGTAACCTGAGACACCTGCACGTGCTAGTCTACTATCTTTTTTCTTCTCTGCCATAGCTATCCAATCTGTAGGGGGAACGAGGACGGTTCTCTGTTTACCCCCACTACTTTATTATAAGTTGTATTCTAAAATACTTATACCGCCAAATTATACCATCAACTCGAAGTGTGGTCCATCAATGAAAGGTCTACGACCTTGGCTACGACGAAGATCAATGTACTCGTTCATAGCATCTTCCATAGTACCTACATATGCAGTAATATTACCTACTGACCAAGCTGCACCCCACTTAATCTTACAGCCAACCTCATTAGCTGCCTCCGCCATTGCGTCTGCAATGTCATCATAAACATTAAGTTCCCACACCACATTCGGTCCATCATATGCTACAAGGTCTACAGCATGGCTATAACCAGTATCTTGGATCAAATGCTTAGACTTCATAGTTTGTGATCTACCAGAGGCATACAACTTCTTCTGTTCTTCTAGTGTACGTACACCATATGTAACACCAAAGTCTACTTTAGTAAGTTCGATAGCACGTTTAACTGTTGCTACCATATCTGGGTGTACACCCTCTAGTTTACCTAGTGATCTATTGCTTAGTTTAAAAGCCATTATTTCTTTCCAAAGAATTTAGTTGCTGAACGGATACCGAAGCTGGCTGCTACGATTACCCCAAGTGTATACTGGTACCAATCAGGCATAGTCTCCAGTGCTAGGAAACCTTGAGCTACAATATCTCTACCCCAATCTCCAGCAAATGCTAGAATTAGTGGAATAGAAAAGAGGATAGTAAGCCATTCGTCTTTCCAAGAGTTCTGACTACCTTGAGCCATTACCCTTTCCCATTCAGCTTCTGATGTCGCAGCAGATAGCATGATCTGTGCTTCAGCATTAGCCTTAGCTACTTTAACTCTATTCTCTGCAGCTTTAGCTTCTACTTTACCACTGAGCCAAGTACCTGCTAATTCACTGATTGGTCCTATAAGTGCCTGTATCATTTCTTACCCATAGCATTGAAACCAAAGTATGCACCAACTAGTGCTGAAACTGAGACAACATAAATGTTAGCAATATCAGCGATGAGTCCTGCTGCTGTATCTAGTCCAGTTACTGATGCTACTAGAATAGCTGCTGGGTACAATACCATGCCAGATAGTGCAAACCAGGTCATATTCCTTTGAGCATCACGTTTGGCATCTTCGTCTTCCATTCTACGGCGACGATCTTCTAGCATAATCTCACGTTCTTCTGGATCAATTACACCATTACCGTTAAAATCATAGTCGTTCATTCTTCCCAGTCTCTCTTTCGATCTGGATCAAGTACATCATACCTGCTTAAATGACCCTCAAGGTACATAGCTCTCTCTACTCTATCAAGAGTATACCTTGTGCCAGTCTTTTGGTGGATTGCTTCACGTATGTAGAAGACATCTGAACGTGGTATATGTACTCTACGTAGTTTTGCTTCGTTACCATCCACCAGAGCCTCGTAGAAGTCCTCTAAGATAGTTTCTGATGCGTACAGTTTTGGTTTGGACATGGGTAGTTATACTTTAAGTTTTACAAAAGGCAAGTCTTTTCAGACCTACGACAGAGAAAAGGGGAGTATTTAAGTATTACTTAAAGTATTTACATCTAGTTTGTACTTGATGTCTCTTATTTCTACTAGATTCTAGTAAAAAATAGTATTCAAGTTTAAGCTTTAAGTATTACTTAAAGTAGTTATACCCTAATTATACCAAATATTGCCCCCGAAGTCAACCCCTTGTAACAAAAAGTGATCAATTGTAACACAAAGTGATATCACAATATGTTACAGTTTGTAACAAAACGTGATCAGAATGTGATCTTGTTGATTAAACTAAACGGTTGTTCATTAAAATCACTTAAACAGGGGGGTAATACTGCCTGTTAACTCATGTGGTTAACGGACTTTAAAAATACCCCCCGCTGTCATTGGGTATATATACGTACAGTACCCAGGGGGGTGGCCCATACACCCTACCGTATAGCTCTCATATCCCGAGGTCTAGCAAATATATACCAAAAGAATTAGCTAAGTATCTGAAAGTATTACTTATTCTATACAACTGGTAATTCCTAACCCCCCAAAAGGATATTTTTTACTGCCTATTTTTTAGGCACTATTACGAAAGTGATTAAATTATGTACCA